TATAGATACATCTACAATGATAAATGGTGGCGTTGGGGCTATATGTATGCAATGCTTAGAAGATTTATAAGGAGGAAACTATGTTAAGCGAAAGACAAGATAACAGCTTAAAAATTATGGTAGAGAATTGTTATGGTAAATCACAGATTAAGAATAAGATAGTATTAAATTATTTATTCAATGTTGATGATGAAAATGGTACTGCTTACTTAGTGCCAAGCGAATTCAATTCTTCAATGGAAGCAAGACAAATGAGCGATGATTTCCTAGCTATAACTATGGATCAAAACAATCCGTATATAGTAGTATCATCAAAAGCGGGAATTTATATCACCGATTGCATCGAAGAAAAGAACGCTTATATATTACGTTTAAGAGATGAAGCGAACGCTAAGCATAAATTGGCTAGTGATATTGCTAGATTGCCATTAAACGGTCAAATAAGAGTGATGGCGATATGATGTATAGAATATGGGATAAACACTATGAGGAATTTACTAAGTTACCAATATATGCTAGTTATGATAGAACAGTAAAAAGTTATGTATGGGTTAATGGCGGATATTTAGAATTAGACCAAGACCAATTCATAGTCCAACAATGCACAGGATTAAAAGATTTAGAAGGTAGATATTTATATGAGGGTGACAAGGTTGACTACTATGGTGATTTAAGAGTAGTAAAATACGATGATGATATGTCTATTTCTTTCTTTAATAAAGAGGGACAACATAGAACAGATTTATCGGATATAGTGCTTAACAAAGTTATTAATTGCACTATCACGGGTAACATAATGGAGGTAAAATGAAACAAGCGAAAGAGTTATTAATCAGAGCGTATAATACTTGTATTGAAACTATACAAAAGTTACAAACTGGTACTAAGGAAGAAAAGCAAGTACAGATTAACAAGTATCTAAAATATATTAAAGACTTGGAGGAAAGTTAATGAGTGAAAAAGTTAAAGGATTGTGGTTTAGAACTTTGAAAGCGAATGAAATTGAACTTCGAGCTGCGACTGTAAAAGCAAATGGATATAGTCTATTACTTTATAAAGATGCTAGATGTGATATGAATATCTTAGATGAAACAGTAGGTGCATTAGGTTGGAAACGTAGCCATTCAAGAGAAAACGCAAATTGTACTGTTGAGATATGGGATAACGATAAAGAACAATGGATAGGTAAAGAAGATACAGGTAAGGCAAGTTATACAGAAAAGGAAAAAGGTTTAGCAAGTGATTCATTTAAACGTAGTTGCTTTAATTGGGGTATTGGTAGAGAGTTATATTCTTCTCCATTCATATGGATTCCTGCTAAAGATGATGTTACTAAAAAAGGAGAAAAGTATTCTATAAAATTTTCAGTAGGTGTGAAAGTAGATGTCATAGAGTATGATGAAAATAGAGAAATATCAAAATTACGTATTATAGGTAAAGATGGTAAAGCAAGATTTATGTTTGGATATAGTAAGAATGAAGAAACTGATAATATACCTATTGGAGAAACGATGTTAGATTCTATAATTAAAATGTTAGATGGAGATATTGATTTAACTACTAAATTATGTGATAAGTATAAAGTTAATGGATTGATTGAATGTAATGTAATTCAAGGTAATGAAATTTATAAATACTTAAAGATTAGCAAATGAAAATAATCGCAAAGTTCAATGATATGTATTACACCGAAGATAACGAGGTTATAGTATCGTTTAAGACTAATAACTTCCAATCTAAGGCAAGGTTTAAAGAAATGGATAAGAATGTTGCATACTCGATAGAGTTCAAGCCTGTAAAATCTAAACGCACCATTCAACAAAACAAAATGATGTGGGAGTTATGCAAAGAGTTAGCAATGAAGATTAATGGTGACAACGATATTAACGCAATCTATTGTAATGCTATTGAACGATTTAGTCCGTTGTTTATTCCTGTCCTAACAAGTCTTGATAATAAAGACAAATTACTATCAGGATTTAGGGCGGTAAAGTTATTAAGTGTAAACGAGGTAAACGGTAATCAAGTAGGTAACTTTCAATGTTTCGTAGGCTCTAGTAATTTCAATAAAAAAGAAATGGCAATGCTCCTAGATGGTTTATTGTTCATGGCACAAGAAGCTGGACTTGATTGGAAGTATTGGAAAGAAGCTTTTGAATGATAGCGAAACCAAATTTCAAAGCACAAAGAAAGAAAGAACAAAACCGTATTAAGCGTGAAGAAAAGTTATTATACGAGGAGTGTATTCGTGATATGCCTAATTGCATGTGGCAAGATTCAGACCACAATGGAAAGATTGAAATTCATCACATAATTTACACTCCTATCAAGATAACTGAAAAAGGAAAGTTGATTCCACTATGTTTGAAACACCATAAATTGGTGCATACGGATCAAAAGAAGTATCGCCCTATCTTATTGGAGATAGTGAAAAAATTTTATAAGGAGGAATTATAATGAACAGAACATCATTAAAGATTAACAGAAGAAAAAAAGGAACTGAAAAAGTTTATAAAATGATTAGAAAACAAAATCTAGCAAAGTTGAGAAATAACTAAATGAACGTTAACGGAAAATATGCAATGATATTCAAAAATGAGAAAAACGGTAAAACGTGGATTAACCTATCAGACAGTAGCAAGAATGTAGATGGCACTTACACTAATCAAAGTTATACGGTGAGATTTAAGAAAGACACCGAACCACCTAAAGACCGTAGCAAGATTAACTTCAAGGGGTTTACAAGTTACTATAAACCAGAGGAAACGGTCTACACCACTATTCAAGTTATGGATTGGGAATATTCAGAGCAAGAAAACGCACAATATCAAAGTAATAGTTTAGATGATGAAACGTTGGAATTAGTTAAGAAATTCAAGGAAAAGAATAAGGCTGAAAAAGTTGATCCATTCTTTGCTAGTAGTAATATAGAGGTGGACGATGATGATTTACCATTCTAAGGAGGAAAGATGAAAGATTATCAAGAGAGTTTAGATAGATTAGTTAAAGGATTATATATCACCAAAGAAGAAAAACAAAAAAGAGGAAAAGCGTTACAGGAGTTAGTAAACAAAGCAATACCTATGAAACCGTTTACTCCAAATTATCTTGATATATATGTTTGTTCACATTGCAAAGTTGTAAATGTAAAGTACGGTACTGGTTATTGCAGTGGTTGTGGTGGTAAGCAAGATTGGAGCGACAATGACTAATCTATCCCCAAAGTTGCTAGCCAGCCTTAGAAACGATATTATCAAGTTTAAATCGCAATATACCGAGCAACAAGCAAAGGAAGTTATCAAACATCATATTCATCATTGTATCAAGTTTGCATTACCTGATATTAAATTTCTTGAATTGCGAGAACTAACACAAAAGACATATGATGATTTAATGAATACTGAACAAATGAGTTTAGATATATAAGGAGGAGATATTATGTTCCGAGAATTATTAGAAAGTAATGGGATTGAAGTTAAATGGTGTTTAGAAACTCACTTTAATTCCCACAATATTTATAGTGCAGAAATAGAGTGTGATACTTATTACGGTATGTTACATGCTCGAAAGTACACTATGAATCATAGAGCAATAGAACAAGCGTGTATGCAATACTGTATAGAAAATGGTGTTAAGTTGGAGTGGTTGAGTATTGGCATTAAAGTAATTTATAATAAAACAAAAAATTTACGTCAAATACTATCATCAACATTGTTAAGCGATAAAGACTTCAAACTAATCGCAACAATCTTCGCACACGATATTAAAATCATTGCAACATAGATAGATATATGGTACAATTAATAGAGGGATATTCTCTCTAGGTACTCACACTACCTTACAGTTGATAATTAATATTAGTTAGAATGCGTTGTTATTCTTAACTAGAGGAGTGTGCTTGTTTTCATCAACGAAACTTGTATGCGTGTGAACCTCTAATTAAGCGTAACAGCGTTTTTATATTATAGGAGGAATAAAATGTATTTAGATAGTGTATTTTCGATATTAGAAAATGAATTGAAAGAAAAGAAAAAGTTATTAGAAAGATTTGTTGATGATAAAATATTGGTTATCAATAAAGAAACAAATGAAATTGCTATATACAAACACACTTGTGACTGCGAACAGTGTAAAGACAGAGGCGAGTTTGAAGTATTTTTAAATGATATAAACGATGAATATTTTGATTGCATAAAGTATTCAGAATTCAAAAGAGATTGGGACTTTGTAATTAAGATGCAAATGTTAGGTTATTAATTATGGTAATGAAACTATTTTAGATAAGGAGAGATAAGATGAAATATAGAATATGGGATAAAGAAGATAATCGTTATAGATATGATAGTTTTATAAATCAAAAAGGTTATGTTTGCAAATTAGGAGTATACGATTATGAAACCCCTTGTGTAAAAAGACACAATCCACAAGATAGATTTACAGTAGAACTATCAACAGGACTACTAGATAAAAATGGTGTTGAGATTTATTCAAATGATGTGATTGAATTTGGTAACACAAATAAAGTGAACGTGTCAAACGATATTGAATCACTATACAATTTACACCAAACGTTAAAATATTATGGTGGAGAAATCACAGGCAACATCCACGATACACCTAGAGAGGGGGAGTAGAGATGAAGTTTGAATGTTATAGAAACATAGAAAATCATAGCGAGTATTTAATTAGTGATAATAGTTTATTTGGATTAGGGAAACTATATATCGGTAATTTTTATAAAGTATTGGAGTTGCAATCAAAGAACTTACTATTTGAAAATAATGTGAATATTAATAACAATTACGATACAGGCAAGATAAAAGTTATAATAAATAAAGAGTGGTGTGATTCAGGATATAAAGGTGTTCTATACAAAGAAACATATATACCATATACTCAATTTGAATTAGTAACTTATACAATCAAGAAAGATTAACTAAGGCAATATAAACTATTTTTTTGATATAGTTGTTATTATTATATTTATTATGTTATACTATAAGAGGAGGTGGATTATGAATCTACGAAAATTAAGAAAAGAGTTAGGATTAACTCAAACAGAATGTGCTATTAAGTGTAAGGTTAGCCTTATGACTTGGCAAAATTGGGAAAGGGGAGTTACTACTCCTAGTCCTGATAACATGGTTAAGATCAAAAATTTATTTAAGGAAGTGTAGTATGAAAAAATTACAAGGTGTATATATTATAACAATAAATAATAAAATATATGTCGGTAGTAGTTCTGACTTATTATCTAGGAAGTATAATCATTTATGTGCTTTGAAAAACAAATCACACCCTAATAAAAAAATGCAACAAGAATACAATGGTCACGAAGAATATGACTTTAAGATTTTATTAGAAGTTTGTTCAAAGGAAGATTTAAGAATAAAAGAGCAACAATTCATTATTGAACTAAATAGTTTAAATAATGGATTCAATAATAACTATGCAGTTCGCAAAACTTATAAAGACAGAATGAATGGGTTTAAAATTTTCCCAATATACTTTACGGAAGAAAAGTTAGACAAGATTAGAGCGGTAGCAAAAGCAAATTTCATGAGTACCAAAGATTTTATATTAACTGCTATTGAAGAAAAGATGATTAAGGAGAAGTAATATGGCGAAGAAAAGAATGGTTAGTAATCAAATAGTAGATAGTGATGATTTCCTAGATATGCCATTGTCTGCTCAATGTTTATACTTTCATTTATTAGTTAGAGCTGATGATGAGGGATTTATTAATGGTGTTAAAAAAGTAATGAGAATGATTGGTGCTAGGGATGATGATTATAAAGTATTAGTTATTAAATCATTTGTAATGCCATTCGAGAGTGGTGTATGTGTTATTAAGCATTGGTTATTCCATAATACGATTAGAAAAGATAGGATAATTGAAACGGTACATATTGATGAAAAAGCGAAAATTAGTGTTAAAGAAAACAACGCATATACTTTTAGTGCCGTACAACTGACTGACACGTGTCACCCTAGTATAGAAGAGATTAGATTAGAAGAGATTAGTTTAGTTAAGAGTATAGTCGATTATCTCAATAAAAAAGCAAGTGTTAATTATCGAAGTACAGGTAAAAAAACTAATTCTTTAATTGATGCAAGAATTAATGATGGATTCACTTATAATGATTTTGTAATTGTTATTGATAAAAAATGTAAAGATTGGTTAAATACTGATATGCAACATTATCTAAGACCTGAAACATTATTCGGTACTAAGTTTGAAAGTTACTTAAATCAACTAGAAGTTATTAAGTCAACACAATCTAACAATAAACTTGATGGATTTCAAGAAGTTAGAGAAATGTTAAAAGGAGAATAGACATGACAAAATTAACGCAACAAAATATATATGGTATTCTTTATGATATGAAATTATTGTTTCCTAATACATACAAAAATTATACTAAAGAAGATGTTGTATTATTAACGAAGAAATGGTTTGATGAATTTCATATAGTTCCATATGAAGTAATGAAAGATGCTTTTAGTAAATGTTTAAAATCTTCTGTATATCCACCATCAATGAAAGATATAACATCTATATTAATTAGAATGAATTTTGATCCGTTATATAGTGGAGAGAAAAGTTTAGATAAATTAACAAATCTTATAGATGAATACGGAATGAAAGAATCAACTTACAATATGATGAAAGAATCATTTAATCCAGTTGAGCATAAATTCCTAACTTCAAAGACATTTAGGGTATATGGAGCAAGATATAAAGATGTTGATGTGGCATTTTACAGTAATCTTAAAAAAGAATATATCACAGAATATAATCAAGCTAAAGAAGAAGTTGAATATGAAAGAATTGAAAGCATAACTAAAAATGATATGTTGTATTTGGAAATTGACGAAAAAAAATTATTAGAATAGATAAAATTTATGCCACATATAATGACGTTTATACAAGATGATGAAACTATAAGGTTTCCACAAGATTATGATAGACACAATAAAAGAACGCCAAGTAAAAAAGATTTTAATTTTGAAAATTAGGAGGAAGTTAATGTGAATGAAGCATATCAATTAGCAATATACGACATACGAGATTTCAATATGAAATGTCAACATTGTGGAGCTATTACAACTTATATTAAAAAAAGAGTTTTTGGAAAGTTCAAATGTACTAAATGTGGTAAAGAAGAAACAATATATTTTAAAAATTAGATAGCAAAGAGTTATTAAAAGGGATTAAGTTGTTAAAATAAGGAGGAGTTATGAAATATTTTAGAGAGCTACGTAAATTAAAAAATTTATCTAATTATCAAGTAATAATTTATGATGCAACTATTGAATATGATTTAGAAAGTGAAACAGATCAAGTATATAATAATTTTCTACCAGTTGGACTAGATAAAAAAGGAAACAAAACATATACAGGATTATTAACAAAAGCTGAAAGAAATTATTATGATGGAGTATTTAATTTATATGCAAATAGATTGGTTAGTGATTATGAAAAAGATAACGATAGCAACCAAATATTTATACATTTATGTTAAGGAGTAATTATGGTTAAAAGATTATTTAGAATCCTAGATTTATTCGCTGGAACTCAGTCTGTTAAAAAAGCTAGTGCTATATTTGTTAAAGAATATTTTAAAAAGTACGGAATAGTAATTGAGATAGATTACATTGGTATCGACATATATAGTCCAGAAGAAGAAAACTTAATACTTGATTTATCGCAAGATGATATAGTTGCTAAAGTTGTCGCAGCACTTCCTAAAGGTTGGATACCTGACTTTATATGGGCTAGTCCTGTATGTAGTAAATTTAGCATTGCAACAGCAGTCAAAGGTGGCACATTATATTTTGAAAAAACAGTTAATGGCATTAAACCTAGAACAAATTTAGAACCACTTAAAAATACAAATTATAAAAATTATACACTAGAACACATACAAGATGAAACATCTTTGCATTTAAAGATGGTACATAATATGAACAAAATATTAGCGTATTATAATGTAGATTATGTTATTGAAAATCCTAGAAGCAGCTATATGGTTTATTATCTTAATCCTATGTTAGTAACTAATAAAGTTGATTATTGTATGTATGGATTCGATTACAAAAAATCTACTGTAATATATTCGAAATTCAATTTAGGTTTAAAAACTTGTAAACACAAAAACAATCATATTAGCATGAAGCGCATAAACAACGGAACTTTTGATAAAAACAAAAATCGATACGAACAACGTTCAAGTGTACCACCATTACTAATAAAACAAATATTAAATATATTTTTAAAGGAGAGTTATGAAACTCGTATGTAAACAATGCAACACAGAAATAGAAATATTAGAAACAAAGATACAAGATAACGAGCTAATCATAAAGGGTTATTGTGAGCAACATGGTAATTTGAGATTTTATCTTGTGGTTAGTAAATAAATTAATAGGAGGATATATGAAAGGTTATACTAAGATCGAAAAGGAATTGAAAGCAAATGGTTATGAAATCAACTTTACTAATTCATATGGATTAATGGATTTGGAAGCGACTAATGGCGATAACGTAGTAAGGGTATGTCAGTTTGTAGGTAACAACGGTAATACACCTATTGGATATTCCGTTGTATATATGAACAAAAAGAAAGGTGTCTATCTGCACGATACATCAAACGGAGTAAGTCAAGTGTGGATTATAACAATGTTAAGAAAATATCACGCCATTAGTTAATGAAAGGAAGTTGTTAGAATGAGCAAATACGGAAATACGAAAGTTGATCTATACGGAATTAAATTTGATAGTAAATTAGAACTTTATGTATATCAGATGTTCAAATCTAAAAAATACGATATAAGGCGTTGCGAAGATAGTTTCCTACTAATAGACAAGTTTAAGCACTACAATGTGTTAAAAGGGAAATTAGAGGGCATACGCGCTGTTAAATACACTCCTGACTTCTTAGTAAGACGAGGTAATGAAACTATCGTGCTAGAAGTTAAGGGATTCCCAAGTAAAGATTATCCGTTGCGCAAGAAAATGTTTCTACAGAAATACGGAAACGATTATATGTTTATCGAGATACATAGTCAAAAGGAATGTTTGCAAGTTTTGGATCAGCTAGATAGTTGAGATTATATAATTAATGTGTTATGATAAATAAGCCGAGAGATTACAGAACTAATACACTTGTATTGAAGCAAGTAATGACATTAAATTCTCTCGGCGAGAAGTTGTTATTTGTTTCAGTATGGGTGTATTTTCTATAGGAGGTATTTATGAATTTAGATGAAGCAGTTGATAAAGTATTATTGGGTGTTAATAGGTCTATATCTTGGAGTGTTTTATATAATAAACTTTGTGAATTATTGGGTGATGATTTTGATAGTTTTATGCCCTTCTATGAAAATGTTGATGAAATGATGTGGGAAAAAGGATTTAAGCAAGATATGAAAGATATACCAACTTATTATCGAAAAGACTACAAACAGAATAAAATCAAAAGAGTAAATAAAAATCAAGGAAAGTTATTTTAAGGAGGAACTATGAAAGCAATAATAACGAATGAAAGCAAAGAGCAAGATAGTTTGGATAAAGTATCAACAACCCAAACGTATATCATAAAAGATCGTCGTGCTAAGGTGTTAGAATTTTTAACCGTTGCTGAATATTTACCAGAAGAAATCAACACAATCAAACAAGCCCTAACCAACTACGCTAATATGGTTGAATCGCTAGAGGGATTAAGGGAGAAGTATAGAACTAAACTACGTGCTAGTTATATTGTTAGAGAAGCGGTATATAGAAAAACATTAATTGATGTTATCGCAGACATTACAAAGGTATTGGAGGGTAAGAAAAATGAGGATCATTAAATTATCAGAATTAATGAAAGAATATGAAATACCAAAAGGGCAAGAAATAGATATGATGCCTATGACAAATTGGTTTTTATGGAAAGATATATGTTTTGTATCATTTGATACTGCTTACGAACATAAATTAAAAGAAGATTACAGTTTAGTTTCAAATAAGATTTTATATCAAAAAGAGATTGATGAACTATTTAAGAAATATGAAGTTATAGATGGACACATAATATTAAAAACTGAATAAATAACCACTTACCTACATAACATATTGTAGGAGGTGTTATATATGGTTAATGTATCGGTAGCTATTATAGGTGGTTTGATAATAGGTGTGGTAGTTGGGTTCTTGATATACAAGGGTTTAATAGAGTTTAAATAAAAAATAATGAAAGGAATGTTTAAATTGTTAAAATCATTAAATCAGAATTGGCGACGAGGTACTTATATGGGTCTTAGTATATGGATGTTATGTGTAGTCTTAAATGGTGCTTATAACTTCACCAAAGTATTTGATGTTGTAGTGTGTGCTAACTTGATTAATCTATGTGCTATATTGGTATATGCAAGAATTAGAGTGGGAATTAAAAAGACTGATGCGAATACGAGTGTTGGTCGTAGAGTTAGAAGATTAAAAGATTTGTGGGATATGGAATGAAGGAACAAACTGTAAATAGATTCGTAGGCTATATATTAGCGTTATTCATAGGCTGTGCGATTACAACGTATGTTCTGCAAGATAAGCAAGATGACATAGTAACAACAAGGCATAGTGTTATGAGAGAGGATGAGGTGATAGAGATATGATGTATAATATATTACTTATTATAGGGGTTTTCATATTAGGATTAGCAAATTTGGTAATGGATAAAAAGATAACTAAATCAGACTATCTAATCATATGGTTTTTATTAATGGTATATATGATTTGGTATAACTTGCTAAGATATGGAGTTATATAATGACTAACCTAATCATAGCAGGCATTATAACAACGCTAATCATCGGTTACAGGTGTGTTAAGCGGTGGGTTGATACAAAGTGTCAAGAGAACTTTGATACTGGATTTAAGCTAGGTAAGATGGTGTCAAATGCAATTAATAAATATGAGGAGGATAAATAATGAGTTTATTAGAACACGCAAAAAGAGAAATTGAGATAATGAAATTATTAGAAAGTGGTAACAAACAAGATGGAGATGGTATTTTAGAAGAATACGCATTTTTAGTATATGATAGTGCTTATGAATTAGTAAAGAAATTCAGTGAACAAGGTCATAGTGGTATGAGTGCGAACTTAACACTTAATATATATAAGAAGTTGGCAAATTATGAACCGCTTAGTAAGTTGACTGGCGTAGAAAACGAATGGAGAGAGTGGACTACATATGGTAGTGAAACCGATAATCCAAGTACATCAAGACAAAATAAAAGATGTAGTAGGATATTCCAAGAAAAAGATGGGGACACATATATTATAAGTCATTACATATTTAGAGAACCGAGTGGGTGTTGTTGGACTAATGGCATTAGAAAAAACATAACATTTCCATACGCATTAGAAAAAGAAATATATATTGATGTTCCAAATAGTGATGTTGATACAAAAAGATTCGTTGATGAATATGAAGAGGGCATAGAGATATACAATAAAATTAAAGGAGAGTAGATATGGGTAACAGGGTTACTGATAAAAAGTTATGTAATGAAATGGGAGTAACGAAAACTTATTTAAAAATTTACGATAACAGATTAACTATAGAAAGAATATATTTTGCGTTTAAAGGAATGGCAAATACCAAGAAAAAGAAATCTTATTTATACGATAGTCGGTTTAACAGTAATTTAACAGAACGCAACAAAGATTACATATGGCAAAAGTATCAAGCTGTTAGACAAGAAGAAACGTTGTATAGTTTAGGCGAGTTACATATAGAAAATGTAAGAATGTTATATAGTCACGTTCAAACAAACGCACATGGAGTATAGGAGGTATGTATGAAGTGGTTTAAAGATTTCTTAAATGATCCACAAGCAATAAGAGATACGATAAGTGGTATTATATTAGGTGTACCGTTTATAGTATTGTTGTTCTACTGGGGAGTTCTGGACAGTTTGACAATAGATGATTTAAACTTAGAATTATCTACAATAGGATTTATAACATTAGTATTCTTAGTTGCAGGTGACATGGTTAAGGTGGATTGGCGAAGAAGAAGTAAAGAGGATAGCGAAAAGAAAGATGAAATATCAGATTTAATTAAAGAGAATGATGAAATATTATTTACTGAAAAAGATGATGAACAAGGTTATAAATTAGTTGAAGAATTAAACGAGAATACACAAGCACGTATGAATGTAGAACTTACTAAGAAACCAATTAACAAGTTGAGAAATAAACGTGCTAAGTTATTACGCAAGAACGCACCTATAGAGGAGTTAAAGAAATTACAAGTTAAGATAGATAAACTTGTAAAGACACCGTTAGAGCCTAGATGGTTTAACTATAGGTACAAGATAACACCGTTTGTATATTTCGATATAATAAGTCCGTATGATGAAATGGATTCAACTGTTAAAATTAAAGATGGTACTTCTACTAAATCAAACCCTATCAATCGTGGTAGAGTTAGAAGTTGGATCATAGGTCTTGTACGAAGTTTACTATTAGCAAGTGCTGGATTAGGTATAGCGTTCTCAGTTCCATTATGGACTGCGTTAACGGTATTAATTATGTTAGCTGTAACTCTAGTAGCAATATCAGTAATGTCATATTATTTCAATAACAAGTATATGTTAGGTAAGCATAAGCAAACATTGAAAGAGAAGATACAACGCAAAAAGAAGTTGCGTGATGATGTAGACAGTTATAATAAAGAGGAAAGGGAGGCGAAAGAACAAAAGAAGAAAGATGCTGTGTAGCGTCTTTTTTAATGCTTTGGTATTAGTTATCCTTTTATAGCTTGAAGTTGCTTAAACCGAACGTTAGGCACGTAAAAAGGCTATTGCTAGCCCTTTAGTTGTTTGTTAGTGCGTTTGTTTTCTTTTATACCTATATCAATGATCCTGCATACTTCTCCTAGTAAGAATAAACTAAATAGTATTGCAACTTTAATCGATAGTGCTATTATGTTTGGCTTATAGAAATAGAATAACAATGCTCCTATTATCCCTAATAAAGTTACAAGCGTGTATTTTCTAAACATTCTTCTAAGTTGAATCGTCATAGTATAGTTTTGTGATTCGTTTTCGTCTTGTTCCTTACTGACTTGTCGCTCATAAGCATCTCTGAATACGAATATATATAATAACACTCCTAAGATAGTCGCAAACGGAATTATATATAGTATAGTAAACTTCAACCATTCGGGAATATTTATAAAACTATCCCTAACATAGATTATCAATTTTACTACATATATAATTGATGGAACTATTTTTAATCCAAATCCAAATAGTTTAAACATTTAACAATTCTTTCTGTCTATCTAATTCCGCTTGTATAATTAGTTTTTGTTCTATGGTTGCTACATTTAATTTAAATTCTAAGTCTATTATATTTTTTCTAATAGTTGCTTTGTCAGCTACACTAAGAGTTTTATTAATCATCTCATCAAACGCATCTCTATCTTTTGCTAAAATAGAAGCTAGTTGTTCTTTTAATGAAGCGTTTTCATCTTTAAGCAATGCTCTCTCTTTTTTTGAAGACACCCAATTTATAAATGGTTGTAGTATTGTAAAATATAATGTGATAGCACCAAGAGCTAATTTAACAAAAAGTGCAATTTGTTCTGCATACTCAGGAGCAAACATAGTGAATACTTGTTGTACTTGTTCTACATTAGTACTATCCATCTATAATACCGCCAACATTGCTTTATTATATTTTTCCTCATCTTTTATTAGTTCGCCATTAATAAACTTTAACGCACCTACTTTGCAATACCTTTCTTCTTCTTCGGTCAACTCACCACGATATATTTTATTAACTAGCATAAATTGTTGTACGTATTCTCCTACTACATGTAAATTAGTTGTAGGTATTCCGTCTATGATCAATTCGCTATTCTCTATAATATTATGAGTGTTACCTATAAATGATGGTGAATTTCTAATATCGGTTTTGACAAGTTCATTTTGTGTCATTAAGCCTAACGCTTTCCTATCACCTAGCAATAATCTAACCTCAGCTTGTAATTGTTTAATCTCTGGTATTTGACTTATACAAAAGAAGCCTGTTTCCTTTTTACCTTTTTTTGATGTCGAACCGTACACATCAAATTTACACGCATCTTCACATTGTTTAGTATAAGTTTTCTTCATCTATCTCAACTCCTTTATTTTTTTCTTTAGAAATAGGAGGTATCCTATTATTAGAAATATACAGAATCCCCCCATTGTTATACTAAAATATCTTAACGCTATACTACCTATTGTTACTTGTGTCATTATTCTAATTCCAATATAAACCATTCAAACGTTGTATTATATGAGGTAACTAATTGAGTGAATTGTATATTAGTATCACTTGTTATTTTAGCCAGTGCTTCTCCCCTTGCTATTGAAGATGTTGTACCTGTACCATCAGTTCTAAAACTATAAAACAACATTGATTTATCTCTATTAATTGATGGGATAGTTTCGTTGTCTAATCCACTTAATAATAATGGGAACGAACCTGTTTGAATACCTTTTATACCCTCAAATTCGATTACCTCAATATCATAGTCCCATGTTGCACTAGCAATACCTATTCTATCTAACTGAACATTGGTAGGAGAGCTTAATTTTGCTGACAGAAATTGATCGCTAACATTACCACTACCAAGATCTAGGATATGGCTTATTCTTACTACTGCAATAGTTAAATCTACTGCCGTTGGTATTGTGATGTTTATCGTTGTTGCTACTGTTGGTGCGATTATACCTTGTAGTTTTTGTATGTTCTTAACTACGATACCTCCACCTACTGATGTGTTGATTACTTTAGCCATCTACAACAACCCCTTTTAATATTATTGTTCCTATTATATCTGCGGTCGGTTCACTACGAGTTAAGAATATTGCTTGACCTGCTACTTCATCTTGTACTCCTTGTGTGAACGGTCTTGCGTTGTTCCATATATCCTCTGTATCGTTGTTAGGTGCAAATCCCACTTCATCTCTACCAAGTATTCTATCGTCAGTTATCGTGTAACTCCACTTAGGAGCAAAGTTTACGTTCTCCCACGTCGCTTGAATAAATGTGAATGAGAAATCTCTATGCAATAAATTAATTCTATCATCCATTTCCTCTAAAGCCTTACCTATTGCATCAACCTTAGCATTGAAATTAGTCGCAACAGCATTTGTAATCTCGTTATTCAATACACCGTTTTGTTCTAACCACCCATCTTCAAATGAGAATACTTGGTCTAGTTCAGGTAATTCAGTTACTATTGGAGTTTCTAATTCGTATCTAAAGTCTACATCTACCGATTGTAAATATGTTTCTACACCTGCACTATCTTGTGTTGCTAAATTACTTGCTAGAGTTGTAATTCTTAATGAGGATGATGAACTAGATATAACAACATACAATTCGTCTGCTCCTGTACTACCTGACGTTATTCTTGGAGGATGTGTAACTCCATCTATTACAAGAATTACATTTGGTAGAGTCGTACTATTGATAGGTGTTGTATAATCTAATAAACCTGATATATCTTTTTCAAAGGAAGTATAAGTTCCTATATTATTAACAAGTGTCCAAGCAGTTGTATTTTTAACCACATCATTGAAATCTCTATCCGTATTCTTATTATGCACCCAATTATCTAACCATTCTTGACTTGCTTCATCATAGTTGTTTAGTTCATCTTCTACATTAGGTACGCTTCTTAATGTTATCTCAGGTTTTAATTCGTTAGATTGATATGGTATGTAGTCGGTTGCTACCGTGCCTATCTCTAGTTGTATATCATAAAATTCTACTGGATTACCTACGTCTATTGAGCCATTTCTTAAATACCTCACGTGTATTCTACTATTACTTGCTGTGTTAAAATTTGTAGTGAATAACGTGTCATCAGAAGTAACAAATAAAGTTTTCAAAGTAGTTCCATCATCTGTATAAACTTTGACTACTGGTAATGTTGCATCGTCAGCTAAAACTCCTTTAACTTGTAATTCATAATTAGTATTAGATTTAACATTCAAAATACTACCATTACCTTTTACGGAAGATGTACCATCAGTTACTCTAATTCTGTTATCACTTATTAGAACATTAGTTGCATTTCCTGCTGGTGTCAATATAGAATTATCATTAAAGTTATTTACAATGTCTATTACATTCTTACCATAAGTTATAAGTGATGGTACGCTGTCTTGTAAGCCGAAGTCTACGTTGTTGATTATTTTAAGTGCTGATTCATCATTTAGTGATGAAAAGTCACCTTGTAATATTACTTGTCTAAATAGTATAGTTCCACTTCCACCTGTACCAGATGTTTTTTGTTCGTTAAGTGTAATACTTCCAGCAGTTGTAAATACGTGTTTGTCTATTCCTATTGTTCCTGCTGTTAATCTACTTATTGGACTTGCACCATTATTTGTTTCAGATGTTAATATATATGTATTATCTAGCGTGTTTTCAACTACATTAGATAAAACTGTATATTGTGTACTTGCTATCCAAGTGAATGGGACTGTTTCTATTTGCCCAAAACTACCTCTTATATATTCTACTCCGTTTTGGTCTTCACTTGCTGCTGATAAAGACCAATTTGCTAAATCATTTGAATTATCCAATAGTTGATTAACCGTATTACCTTTAAAGTTCGCTTTCATTGGTGCGTTTTCTGTTCCTGCTGGGAATTGGTTTAGTGTTTCTGTGTATGTTGCGTTCGTGCTATATGATGGTGATAGGACTTCTGATTCTAGGATTTCTACTCGTTTGTCTAAACTTACTATTGAACATTTTGCTCCATCGAAGTCTACTGTGATTTTAGTTATATCGTTATAGTCTGTACCGATTGCTGGTGTTGTTCCATCTTCTTCAAATGTACTATACGAGTTTGCTTGGTTATCTTTTGATATTGTAATTTGTGAACCATCCATTGTACCTGCGATATTGAATGTATATTTATTACCAGATGTCATATCAAGAATATCATTAGCAACTAAGTCTGCATTTTGTGGATTAGTTGTATCATAAACTACTACGCCATCTGTTGTAATTGCGTTATCAACTTTGCTTGTATCACTTTGAGCAAATATCGTTGTTCGCATTAAGTCTTGACTTGCTTCACCCTCTGTGAATTCAGTTTCAATTATAAATTCTAGTTTTTCTAAATGGATAAGTGCTCCACTTGCTTCTAATAATAATTGCCAATCAGCTTCAACGTCTATAGGGTCAGTTGTTAAGAAATTAATTATTGTAAAGTTGTTGGTACTATCTGATTGTACCGTTGCTGCACTAATCGTAACTGTTAATGTTCCTACTGGTGCTGCATCTTTTGTGATTATGAAATTAATATCTTCTGCTGTTAAATTAGGATTTGTTGCTGTACCACTTATTGTAAATTTATATTTTAATGCTAATTCTAATTCATCTGATTTATTTTTATAAGTTCTAACCGTGTTCGGATCAACGCCATCATTTTGGTCTAATAATTCAAATACACTTGTGTTAGTTGATTGTGATGTAGTAGTCCAATTTTCTAAAGTAGGAACAACTGGAATATCAAGAATTTCATCAAATGCTCCTTGACCATCATTAATTATTCCCTCACCTTGTCCTCCACCTATTATATCAACTCTTACTTCATTTGGACCACTTTGTATAACTGTTGAATCACCATCGAATATTATAGATTTTATGTCTGGGATTCCATTAACTTCTATCCCACTTATTTTATCATCTATGTTTGATTGTAATAAATCTAATGATGATTGTAAATCTTCAACATCACTAATCTGTATATCTAAATAATCTTTTGCTAATTGTGCTGTAGTTGTTTCAAATTGATTTGTAGTTGAGTTCCAAAATGCTAAATCATCTGTAGCGTTATCTTGAATAAATGCTACTTGTTGTTCTGTACCTATTAAACCTAATCTCCACTTTTTGTCAGTAGAGTTAAAATATTTTAGATGTGCATTAGTTGTTAGTTGTTCCCATTCAACCGCTAAGTCTAAACTATCAGATATATTACCTAAACCGAATAACGGTATTAAGTCCTCAAATTCAACTGTAGATACTTCACCTCTAATTTTATCTCCTAATACTAACAAGTCACCCTCGATTGTTAAATCTTGTCTTACAATTAAATCATTTACTATATCTACTTGACTGTTGAAAGTCCAAGCAGCACTAATCGTTTCTTCTACATCTTCTAGTAATATTTGACTTACACCGATTCCGCAATCTTTCATATTACCATCTGATTGTTGGCATACTAAATTATCTTCAACAGGATTAGATATTTTATCTGCTTTTTGTTCTAATGCTTGGCTGGTAGATAACTGCCACGTACTTAATGTATTAGAATCATCTTCTATTTGAGCAGTTGCCACAGTTCCGATTACTCCATTAACTTGTGTTAAAGTGTATATTTGTTCATCATCAGCAAGATTAATAGTAAATTCAATTACCGAATTTAATTTTGATTGGTTATTAAATTCTGGTGATGTGAAATGTAGTACCGCTCCTGTATGGAATGGGTCTGCTGATATTCCGTTTATATCACTATAAATATAGTAAAGCGTTCTAACATCAAACGGACTACCATCTGTTTTAGCTTTTATACCTTGTGTAAACGTTGTATCATTTCTAGTACCATCTACACTACCAAATCCAACGGGATACGCACTTTGAAAAGCGTTCTCCCAAACACCACTTGCTTGTATAGTGTAATCAACCTCAAATGGATTGTCTTTATCAAAATCAGAATCATCGGTATTATCAACTGTTCGAGTAACTATTGAACTTTCTTCACCACCACCAAATGCAAATTGAGGTGTAATTCCTGAATCTCCATTTGTTGGATAACCTTTAAACGATGTTGTTCCTCCGATAAGGTCTATTATGTGTTGGTCGTATTGAGCCGTTGATATTTTATGTTCACCTTGCCCTGTTCCACTCGTTTGATCTAATGTGAAATAATTTGTTTCTTCAAGGTCGGTTCCTGTTAAATCAGAAGTTAGTCTATCTCGCTTCTGTGCAAGTTGTTGTTCTATATCTGATTTATCATCAGGACTTAATGAACGTCTTTGTTGAACGTTAGAAGCCTTTACAGCGATACTAACTAAGTCCATTGCAGTAACTATGCTATCATCTTCTATCAATGTGAAAAACGTTGTTTCTGTTAATCCTGCAGCAGCATCGTTAGCTGCTATACCTGAAATGTTTTCACTTACAACTTCTTCATATAAATATAATGTTTGTGGTTCTCCATCTACGTCTGTTTCAATGCTCCCAACATCTCTTAAATCTAATCTTTCTTCACTTCCATCAGGTAATAAGAAACTACCATATGAACTGTATTCAGTTGGTTTGAACGGCGCTTGTACTTGAAATGTGTATGTTCCATTTGAAAATCCTACCAAATCTTCGCCATTATCAAAACTAATAGTACCGTTTGCTCTATATTGTACTATCCTTAATGCTGTTAAACTTGTATCAGCCATTATTTAACAACTCCTTTCGTTGCTTTTATTATTAACAAGAGTATCGCTGTAATTATATAAAGTATACTAATTGTTATTAATTCATTTATAAAATATTCTCCAGTTCCCCATATATCTTTGTAATGATATAATCGTGCTGTTATCAAAATAACGTATATTGTATTTAAGTAATTAAACATTAAATTTCCTCCGTATCTATTCTTTCTTTGAATCTCGCAAAAACAACTCCTCTATGCGTTCGGAAACTACCATCCAACTTACGTTGATTAACAGCCATATAGACGTTATCATTTTCATCTGCTATTATCCAACTTTCCCCTGAAACGTTGTTATCTAATAATAATGTTCCATTAGATACGCTCCAATCACCAGCAGTACCGATAACATCTTTAACTTTGTCATCGTACGTATCGTATCTACTACTACATCTACTAGCAAATAGTTCTGGGAATACACCATTTCTGAATTGAACAAAGAAGTTATTTTCAAAGAATTTAGGATAGAAAACTATTGTTTCACTATCTACTGGCAAAATATGAACTGCATATGTAAGAGCTTCTATTTCACTAGAGTTCAAATACCACACTAAATCAGTTAATTGCACTGTAACATCTGTTATTGGAGTGTTAATCAATGGGTAAGTGTCTTTGTCAACTGTGTAACCATGAGCGAAGTCTATATCTAAATTTACTAACTCACCATTTTTATCTGTATATCTAAATCCTCTTAATGTTTGTTTGCCATTTATCTCTATTAATTCATCCCCTGCTATAGTGGCATTGTCAAATTCATAATATAAGTTAAGACAATTTAGTCCTCCCCAACTTTGAATGGGTTTTGCTATTCTTTGAGTACCACTTAACGTGTCAGAAACACCAGTTTCTGGATCTTCGTTTAGTTCTATCTCACTCGAAAATAATATAGCACCCAATGGAGCAACATCATTTGAAGTTGTTGGATTTTGTTCTAAAGTATTTAATATAACATCTAATCCTTTATCGTTTAAAGCTGTAACATCTTCACTAGCGAATGATACTACATCTGCATAAATATACTCTCTAAAATATTCATTTCTCTTTTGCTGTCTATCACTACTAGCTATACTAAATAATTCCAACTTAGAATCTATTTCTATTCTATCCGAAACTTTATTATCATTCTTCGTCCATGTATAATTTACTGTGTAATCATATATATTTACTAGTAACTGTATTTCAGTTAAAATATAATTGTCTGCAGTATAGTAATTCAATTCATATAATGTTGATAAGTCGGTAACAGTTACTGCAGTAGCTATTTTTACATTAGATTTCTTTTGCAAAGTACTAAACATACTTCTTAACAATCTGTTTGGTGCTACAAAGTTTGCCGATTGATTGTAAGATTTAGACCCTGTTTTTGTAACATCGTCACTAGGTAATCTTTCAGTTCTAAATCTTGCGTTAAACTCAGGTGTATATATTAGGTTGAATTCTAATTCATAAAATTCTTGTTGCACATATTCCGATAAAGCCTTGTCGGCAGCATCGTTAAGTGTATCTCCTTGACTTATGAACAACCGTGTTAAAGCACTTTTGATGATTCTTTCAATTACTGTATCTTGGTTAAAGATACCTACTTGTCTAAAAAACCCCTCTATACGTCTTGATTTGAAGTCATATATTAATGCATTACTTTTATAAAATCCTAGTTGATTATCTGGGAATATTGCATCTTCTATATATGTTTTAAATACACCAGTTTCTACATAATAGTCTGTTGTAAATAATACAATAGTTCCCAACGTTTCTGTTGGCACTCTTTGTTGTATTATTACTTTTCTATATTTTGGCAATTCTGATTCTAAAAACGCATTAGCAGAAGTGAAAAATCCCTCGTCACTTCTCAAACCTTTAAATTCATCTAATGCTGGATCAAATATTGCACCCCCAAGGGTAGAGGTAGTATTAACCATATTAGAAGCATCGGCATCGTAGTTAGTTGCGTACTCGTTAATATTTGCGTCTTGTGATTTGAAAACTGTATCATCGTCTAAATCCACTTTGTTAAGTTTTTGGTTATAGAAACTAATATCTAGTTCATCTGTACCATTATTAGCTCTTAATACAGGGAACGCACCAGCTTCATCAAACACCATTATTAAACACTCTCTATGGTTAAGGTTATTAAATATTATATCTGGTGCGATATGTTCATCAAGCACGTTCAGATTAGAACTTAAATTATATAACCTAGTAGTCAATAAATCGGCATCTTGAACAAATGGATTAGTAAGTCTTAACTCTACAACAATATCCCTTAAAGTTCTAACCCCATTTGCTAAAAACTGTCTACTAATATTTGTACTCTTTTCTAATTTTGAAACTCTTTCAATACAACTTATATCATGGGTAGTTGTCTTTGTTATAAAACTAAATATATCGACTTCATCTGCTTGTAATAAAAACGTATCGCTTATGGTATTATCATCTTCATCAATAATTTCTATTTCAACATTCGTGTATCTTGTAAAAGGAATTTGTAAGTCGGAATCATTAATGAAAAAAGATAAACTATTATGTTCTAACCCTTTTATGCGATTATAATTAACACCCTCAACATCATAAGAAACGTTGTCTATTTTTAAATTTACACTTCCCATCATCTTCCTCCATTGACGTAATCCCCACTCCTAAACAATTGCCTTTGTGCGTTTATCATAGAATTGTTATTGATTGTGTTAAATTCATATATCGCCTTACCAGTTCCGATAGGATCAATTAATCCTTTAACCGTTGCTATGTTAGCCTGTATTCTATTTTGTCTATCATAATTACCACTTCTAAGCCCTGATGTACTAATAGCATAATCTACTACTCTTTTTACAAACGTATATACTACAGCAGCCTTTGCAGCTAACACTATCCCATTCTTTTTCGATACAGCTACATCGTTAGGAATTATACTTTCAGCAACTTCGTTTTGTGATAATTCTTGTGTTTGCGCTGTAGGGTCTATTACCACTCTTATTCTATACTCAGGCATTATACATCGTCCCTTTCAACTTGATAGATTCTGATTCGTTCGCTTGATTTGTTATTTGTAAATAGACTTGATAAGTAAGTTTATCTCCTGTTGGTGCATAAGGTTTAGTAATCCTTAAATCATAAACAGTTGTTATTGGTTGTGGTGTATTGTCAGAAACTTTACCCTTTCCTCTATCATATAAATCTTGGTGCATCAATAATTCTTCTTGGAAAACTATCTCGAACTCTCCTAGATATGTAGCTGTTTCTGGTATGTTGTTAGCATGCGATTCATCGTAGGTGTGTTTAGGTTTAAATGTAGGTGTCTCATTGAATTGTTTTGTTATAACATTAAGTACAGTATATTCGTAAGCGTTTAGTGCGTTTAAATTTTGCAATTCCCATACCTCGTCATCGCCAAACCTTATTCCTATACCACTCACTATAGTAATTCCCATGCTCATTAATATTCTTTTATAACCTGCTAACGGTCTTATTTCTCCACTCCTAGATATTGATGTGGCTCTTGCCTTGCAATGATAAAATTCATTATTTGCAACAACCGTAAATTTTGAAGTATCTAGTTCTAACCTTAATTCTTCTACTGCAGCTTTTTGACTTAAAAAATCCTCATCATCATCATCAAGTCCTGTAAAACCAAATTCCAGCTCTATGTTCCATGTAGTTTTATCTATATCTTTTATTCCTGCAGGTGTCCCCTCGAAATTTAAAGCACAAGGAGTATATTCTATAATATCTCTAGTGTTAGGATTTATTATATTCTCTTGAAAATACTGCAGTCTTTCGGCATCCGTTTTTATATCTATAGCAACATTGAAAACTTGATTTTCACTATTACCATCTAATATGCCAATTATATATTTACCTATAGCATCTTTTACAGTCGCCATATAATCACCTCGCTATACTTTGCAAGAATCTTTGTTGTCTTGCAGGTGTAATTTTTGATTTTTGTGCTAACATACTTATATTCAATGTTTCACTACCTCTATTACTATTAAAGGCGTCTTGTATCTCTCTAGTAAACGCATAAACCGTATTTTGACTTATGTAACCTACGTGTTTACCACTCTTACGTGTACCCTCTTCTAAGTACTCGATATAAGGTGCTTCTACTAAATTATAATCTATAATTATTTCATTCAACGATGAAGAACTTTTAATAGCACCCATAGCCACCCCTGTCGCAAATGGTGATATTTGCTTTGCTAAGAACTTTAATCTTAATTCTAAGTATCGTAAACTCATTAGCCTGTAGCCACTAATACTTGTTTTATTTCGTTACCTGTTTTAAACATCAAGTTACTAATATCTACTTCTGTATCTATTTCTTCACGCACACTACCAACTCTACTCCAATTAGCATAACGTAATCCGAATCTATTAGTTTGACCGTAGGGTAACAATGTTAAATCTGATAGTATTAAATCTTCTGTAGTAAACACCAATTTAGAACGTGTTTCTATAGATATTGAACCATCAACACCTAATCTACCACTCATTAAACTAAACTCTTCTTTCTTAGCTCCCACTTCTTGATAACGTTTATATCTAAACATCTTTAAATCTTCCGAAAATGTAGGCAATGATTTCACACCCTCTTCATCCGCTGAACTCGGTATATATTTAATCAAGTATGCTGTCAGCCAATAAGTATCTAATTCTTTTGGATTAGTAAACATTAGTAATCGTTCCTATATCCGTTATCTGCTGTGGTATCAGGATTAACTAGTAATACTTTTCCTCTACTCCATAGATAACCATACTTTTGACTTTTCATTAATGTCATTGCTCGTTTAGATATTGGCTCATTATATTCTTTCAAGTTTTCACCTGTTCTATATGAGTATCTTAGTTGAGCAGACATAATTTGATATATACCATCTTGACCTATTTCAGTTCGTGATATCTTAAATTCAGGGTTACGCTGACCATCTCTATTTGGGTTATTTCCTAATTCTTCATATATTTGATCGCTTATCTCTTCTATAACTATTTCAGCGGTTAATGGCGGTGTAACTAGACTAGATAAATCTATGCCTAATTTAGTTTTAATTCCACCTAACGTTAAATAGTATTGGTGTGATTCATCATCCCATCTTAACAAGTCAGTTGTTCTAGGTATAAACCTTTCAACGCTATCGTCAAAATCTCCGTCACCTGTTAAAAACCCGTTACATCTATACATATAATCACCTCTTTATTAAAGAAGCCCCACGCTGGGTGAGGCTAAGTTTTATTTATTAGTTATCTCTTTTGGTATATTTGGTTTCTTTATTAATGGTTTGGTTTCTTCAAGCAAAGTAAACTTAGGGTTCTTTTTCAACCTTGCTATTTGCTTTGCATCTGTGTATGTCATTATCTGTCCTGTGTTACTATACTTAAATATTGCTTTAGCCATTTATATCACTCCTATGTAGTTCTTGCTTTAACAATCGCACCTCTTGAATCTGTTAATGCGTTTGCATATACTTCTCTACCTTGTAACGCGGAAGCTCCGATATGTGCTCCATCGAATAAGTTGTTAATTGTTGGTGACACTATCCATTCATCTACTTTTTGTGCCCAGAAATGTGAGAATACGATATATTCTACTGTAGTTCCATCAAATGCTACATTAGCACCTGCAGCATCTACTAACCCTAAGTTAGATGATCTTACTACTTCTGCTCCACGAATCATACCAATAACTCCACGCATAACTCTTTCAGACCCAATTTCAGAAGCTGTGTTTGTGAATTTAACATCTTCTAGTAAGAATGTTTCTGTTTGTGTTGAAATACCTACAACTATATCTTGTGGGTCTACCCCATCATCTAACATAGTTCCGATTGATGCTGAAATCGCATTGTAAGCTGTTGATGCACTTAATACTGTTACTGATGCTTCATAAGATGGATTCGCTGGATTAGTCTGACCTCCACCAGTATCTTGTACTACTGTACTATCTCTAATTACTGCGATTGCATCTAATTCTAATTGACGTTGCATTTTGAAAGCACCTGAATCTAATCTTTGTGCTACTAGACCATCTGGTACTGCTTGTGCTTCGTAACCATCGATTAACTCATTGATTGCGTTGTTTTTATCTACTGTGATTGTTAAATACACTGTTGACCCTGTAGTAAGTGATACCCCATCTACTACATCGTAAGCTGCTAGTGTAACTTCTGTATCTCTAACTCCTACTTTTACTGCACCCGACTTCGGGTCACCCTCATAATCTGAACCAAAGAATTGACGCAAGTTATTTTTAAGTCTAAATAATTTTTTAATCGTACTTGGATAACGCTCTTGTAATTCGTGTGTCCCATCAGTCGGCAAAATTGGATTTGCGAACATTTTGATATTTAATAATAATAGTTTTTTCATAAGTTTAATTCTCCTCGTTTATGGTTGTCGCAATCTCCCTTTATCTATCAATATTTGTTCTACACTTGAAACTTCTTTACCTTGACTAGCCACTACGTGTGGTTTATTAGTCGTAATAGGTGCTTTAACTTCTGGTGCAGTTGTAAAATATTGAGGATTGGCAGTTGCATATGTTTCGTATGCTGTTGAGAAATCCGTATCTTCGCTTACATCTTTACCAATTCTATCTGTCAAGAAATCTATAAAGTCAGTATTAACACCCTTGCTCATTAGGAATGTTTTGTTTTCGAATCCAACAATCTTCCCACTAGCATCCGTGTATTTACCTGCCAAATCTTTATTTAGTCCCTCTAACTCAATTACCTTATCAAGTGCAGTCTTTAAGTCTTGTGCTTGTTCTGTCCCTGTAAGGTTTGATAAATGTGCTTTCAACTGATTCTCATTAGTTACGTTTTCTATACCTAGTTCTTTGATAACTTCTTCTTTAGCTTTATCTTTAAACGTCTCAACTTTCGGTTGATTTTTACTGTTGTACTTTAGTATTTGGTCGTTCAAGTCCTTTAGTGCTTCTGTATCTTTAAATACATCGTCTACAGTATGTTTCTTGATTAAGTCAGTTAAGTTAGCTTTGAATTCGGCAAACATCTGAATATTTAATAATAGTTTGTTCATAATTCCTCCTAGCCTTTCGGGCTTCATCGCTATCTAGTAGCGTATTTTTCATTGCGTGTTTATGGTACACGTTCCATCAAACCTAATTACTAAATGTTAAAAAACATCTGCAGTTAATTGATTCATCAGGTGGCAATCTTGGATCACTAGGGAAACTTGCCCTATGACCACCTACATTGAAATCATCATTAATCCGTATTTTCTTACGGTCTAATACTGCATGTGTTTCACGTACTCTTGAATCTCTTTGAGTATTCCATGTCTTAAATTTGAATCCTAACCCTCTAGCACTAACTTCTTTGACTAACTCATCTTGTCTATGTACCTCTGTTTGTAAGATACGCTCTAATCTAGCACTATCATCTTTAAATTCACTTCTAAGCCTTGTTGCTATCTCGTTGTTAGTTAGTGGTCGTTTAACACCTTTAACCTCTATACGTTCGTTTATCAATCTACGTCTAGCTTTGATAATTCGTTTAGATTCGTTAGTAGATATGTTTTTATTTATCTTCTTTAGTGCTTTTGTATTATCGTTAACTAACGCTTGAATTTGTTTCTTATTATCAGTCATAAATCTATTAAGTAATCCTAGTGCTTTTCGTTCTCTGGGGTTTAACACTACTTTATTACCTAATGAATGTTGTACTAATTTATCAATCTTAAATGCAAATTGCTTTGGATTCCTAACACTATACAATGCCATTATTTGTTTTATAGGTGCAAGTTTTCTTGCTATCAGCTTGTTTCTATCGTGTTGCACTAACAGTGATACACTACCCAATACATAAGCATTACGTGTATTTATATTAACTCCACTAATGTTAATAGGCTTACCTATAGTCTTGATCGTGGGTGTTAGTCCTTTAGAAACTCGACTAATTGCAGTAGCTTGTATCGCATTCAAACTTTCTTGATATTGCTTAGCGTATGTTTTAGCGTTCTCATCTATGAACGTATTGCTTAAATCTTCAATGATTGCTAACTTACGCTTTTGACTAGCCATTAACTACCACTCTTTTCAAATGTTTCTTGTGCTATTGCTCTCCTTTGTGCTTCGTCTGGGAACTCTAACATCATTTCTTCATCACTCATAAATCTAGCAATAAAAGTTTCTTCATCTTCGCCCTCATTAGGTATAGGCATTGGATTGTCTACTTCTTCAAATGTGTTAGCTTCTGCTATATTTGCTTTAGCTTCTTCCTCTGTTAATCCAAACCATTTAACTTCTACTTTCCACGCTGGTAATGTTCCTCTATCTACCCTATCTAAATCCTTTATGTACAGTGCTTCATCATCAATAATTATCGAATCATCTGGTTTAACATCTATTTCAAGTGTTTCTATATCGCCACCTATTACATTAGTTTCTTTTAATAGGAACAAAATAGATTTAACTAAGTTAGTCCACACTTGCACTAATATGATTTCGTGTTTCTTCTTATTAGCCCATAGATCACTATTCTCACTAACTACTGCTTTCTCGTTTTGATATACTCCTCTAGCATCGAAAGCGTAATAGTCTGTACCTAGTCCTAGTTTGAATCCGTATGTTTGTAAATCAAACCCTACCCCTATTTTATGTTCTTCAGCTCTTATCTCCGCATTATAGAACTCTATCGCTTTATCACTATTAGACAAGTTCATACCCAAGAATACACTATCATTAGTATCGAACGGTCTAACTACTTGCATACCTGTTGAAGTTGCTTTGTTAATCTCTTTAGTAACTTGGTTTGCATCAACCATAATACGGTGTTTAGCTAATTCATACTCGTTTGTAAACGAATCGTTTTTTAAGTCCATCGCTTTCAATGTATCAATGTTATTAGCGAATACACTAATCCCCATTGGGTTATCCATATCAAAGTTATTAACTATGTTAGGTTTTACTATTTGGAAATGTGCTGTGTCTGTTTCATACGATACTATGAACTTAATTTCTCCATCTACGGTAACTGCTAATTGTTGTGCTTCTTGTTCACTGAATACTCGTGTGATTGGTGCTGATTTACCTAGCTGACTTGCATTAGGACTTACAAACACCTCATGCTCTATCGTGTAGACACTTTTTGATTCACCATCTATAACGACATCTCTTAAATCGTGATACGTTAGATGTGTGATTATATCTTTACCATCTTGTATTTCATTTACCGTGCATATACCTGTTATGTCATTATTGCGATACGCTGTAACTATTAACATATCTCCTGCGATGTAATCAATCATTATCTTATCATTATTAATGAACTCGATCATTACACCTGTTCCTACCGCAAACGATTTCTCTAGTAGATTACTAAACTCTACATCAAAGTTATTATCATCTAATACTTTGTGTACTTCATCATTGATAGCTTCGTCATTGACTGTGATTTGAACTTTCTCATTAAATAATAAAGTAGTCCAATCCTCACAACCTTTTTTAGCCATGTTCATTGTTAATCGTTCACAAGACCTGTTGACACCATCTACTGTCTTTACATTATACCTATGGAATTTATTAACGTTCCCTCTATACCAAGAAGTCCATATGGATTGCATATTGTAAATCGTACCCTGTACAGGATTGTTTCCTCGCTTAGAAATTACCGATAGTATATCCCCTCGCTTGTTTTTGTTTAGCCCCATTTATAACACCTCTCTTCATATAGATTTTATCATCGATTATATCCATATCATCTAACCAGCTATATTCTAAACTATCTAATGAATCTACATCTACCGTTCCATCATCTAGTCTATCGTTCCATTTATCATATTCGGCTTCTTCGATTGCTTTTATTAACTCAACACAAATCGGATCAATCTTAATGAAGTCTACTCCCAACATTCTGTTCATCAAATTAATTCTTCCTTGTATTGCTGATATGTCTTTCTTTCTTATCTCTCCACGTTTAGTTTGTACCTTATCTAACCGCTTCAATTTGTTCAAATCACCCATTGCTAAGTACCATACGTTTCTACGTACAATCTCTCGCTCAATAGTATCTTTGAAATCCTTGTTTGCACTATCTACCCATATAGTCATACCCATAGGGAATCTATCGTGTAACTTCTCTACCCACTCGAAGAATCTGTCTATGTAATCTTCTTGCAAGTAACTACCTACATTTATACCATTCTTGTGATAGAACGTGCTAGGTATCTCTATACCGTTAAATCCTGCCAAAGTTCCCCTTGCTGTAAACACTGTAGCATCTACGACACCATAGTCATTCCCTATATCAATCTTCATATATTTTTGTAATCCACATTCACCAACGTGATTAGGATTGTTTTTGTCAAACTTCTTATATATCGTTCCTACTAGATTAGCAGGTAGTCCTAGATAGATATTCTTATACTGTTCATAGTCTATCTCTTTAAGCATATTGATCTCTTGTAGCATCAATTCGCCTATCCAATCCCTCTGTTGCCATTCAGGTAAATCTATATAGTTTGTATGTTGTACGTAAGCATCATCACGCTTCATCATCTTCTTAACCCACGCATAAGTCCAATGTGATGTCTTAGGATGTGGATTGTATTCGTACAATATCATAAAGTAATCTTTTTGCCCTCTTAGGAACGTTGCTATTACTTGGTTCATATCGTATTCACTTCTAAATTGTGTAATTTCAAATAGCCATAGTATCTTAATCTCATTACCTAACTTAGTCGGTCTTATACCCTTTATACTCTCTGGATCATTCAATCCTGCAAAGTGTACGTAATTCTCTTGTGGTGTCCTTATATACAATGAGCCACTTTTACCTGTTGGATAATCTCTCTTAGCTCTTAGTGGATAACCTAATCTTTCAAAGCCTATCTTTAACCCTGCGAATGTAGTATCTCTATGGTCTACGTGGTTTTGTCTAACTACTGCAACCTCACAAGTTTTATCTTCTATCATCCTTAATGCTATCTTAACCTCGTTTTTACTTGATTTAACACTAGAACGCCCACCTTTGTCTACTTGGTGTAATTTTCTACTGTTGAAGTTATCTAGGTGTGGTTCTCCTACTATCTGGCTTATCCTTATCACTCTATCTGGCATCGTTCACAACCTTAATGCTTATACCATCACCGAGTAAGCCTATACCATCTTCTAATGCCTTATACTTCAATGCTTTGTCATAGAACATCCCTACAGTGTTTGTAAGGAACTGTAACTTGAATCCTTTTTGTATTGCTCCTTTAACATTGGTTTCATCCCTTAACTCTTTTTTATACATTCTTATTATCTCTTTAGTATCATCGTCTGCGAGTGTATCTAGTATGTCTTGAACGTTATTCTTTTTAATTTGTGCCACCTTGTCCCTAAAGTCACCGTGCTTCCCATCATCTACTTCGTCTATAATCCTCTTTACTGCACTAGACGATACGTTAAATTTAGTTGCTGTTTGTCGCATAGTATGTTCATTAGTGTAATATGCTATTATCTTCTTCCTTACACTGTCAGGTATCTTTTTACCATTTGCCATACTATCACCACCTATTGCCTTTGCTTATAGTTTTTGTTTAACTTATTTATTTAGTTATTCCCCAGTAATATAATACATTTCGAACCTTAGTTTTTAATCTACTCCACTTACTGTATTTTTTTCCTATCAACAAATCATACATAGTGGGCGTCACCATAATATATTCTACTTCTTTTTCTTCCATATCATTACCCCTCTACTTTTATATCATTAGGATATTGAATCTGTAACTCTAGCATCAATTCCTTAAATGTCTGCTTTGCTTTGTTGTTACCTATAAATACCTTTGTTATCATCTCTTGATCCATTTCATAATCTAAGTCGTGTTCTCTTATCATATATTGTAATATGCTACTTATAGCTGCGCATACTATTGGTAATGTGTGTCCTTGTATTGTTATCTCTTTGTTGCTTATTGTTATTTTAGTCATTAAGAATACCATTTATGTCCGCTATTAAACTTGTCTACTATATCTTTATACCCTAACTCTTTTAACAAGTTTGTTAATATATCATCAGCCTCACAATGCCATACTTCTTCATCTGCATTTCTATGGTGTTCTATATCTTCAAACTGCTTCAAGTATTTTTCTTTAAGTTGTTTTTTCATCTTATCCCCCATACTATATTAACTCGCTAAGCATCTTAATTGCTGTTTTCGCTATATATAATTCTTCGTTTAAGTCCTCGTATTCTTCTAATAGTGCGGTGTATTCTTTTTCATAGTCTAGTCCTACTGTCATTGCTTTTTCATCACAACATTTTTCTTTCAGTGTTTCTTCTTTAGTGTCTTGTTCTATAACCGTTGCGCTTTCTAATTCCTCTTCAGTAGTTGGTTTTTGTATATATTCGCTTTTGTTATAAGTATCGCATTGTGTATCTTCTGCTATGTAAGGTTGTAAATCAGTATATAACAAGTAAAATTCTGCGCTTAAACCATCTATAGCGGTTATAAAATCTCCCTCGATTTTTGTTATAGTCATTTCGCATTGTGCGTATCCATTCATTAATGCACTCTCGCTAAATCTTACCTTATCGCCTATATTAAATTTCATTGAAACCTCCTATAATATTTTTAACTCTACTATTCTTTTCTAAATGTTTGCCCTACTTTTATTAAAAATTCTCTTATATTGTTACCTTGTTTCGCTCCTAATTCAGTAGCCGTAATACTTTCTACTGCCACGTTAAGGAACGCATCAATTAATACTACACACGTTATAGACAATAATATAATCGCTATTACATTAAATAATCTTTTGCCCATATCATTTCCCTTTCATACTCAATTTATTTGGCTTCCGCTTTGCATCGTTATTGAATCTAATCTTTTTACGCAAAAGTAGGCGATTTCTCCCCCTAGTTTCATCTTCGGTTTTAGTTTTAATTGTCTTTATGTACTAAATCCTCCATTTATATAATATGTTGTTATGTATCTGTTTGTTACTATATATCAAGATAGGGCTAACCTTAGTTGAACCCTATACTGATTGTTTGTTTTAGTAGACAGTTTAGTCTAGTTAATTCTTTCTATTGTTTGTCCGTTGTCATTTAGTAAATAACAATCTTGAATCGTTATGATTTTTCTTATTGTCGTTCCTTGTATATATTCTATAACACAATATGTTTCACCTTCTGTAATTCCCGCTTCTTCATCCGCCCATAATCTATCGCCTATCATTGAATCAGGTAAGTTTTCTACTTCTTTATTCTCCTCATTTGCATATTCTACTGCGAGCTTTAACACTTCTTCTAACTCTACTTCTTTTCTCCAACTAACATCTTTAACTCCTGATGTAATGTACCATCCATTAGGCACGTCTCTTACTTTAATAATCATATCTTTCTCACTCTCTCTTTCTTACTATCTAACTGTCTACTGTCTTTATTATAGCAAATAATCGCTTACCTTACAAGAGAACTACTATACTTTCGTTCACGAGTTGCAAATACTTTACATTAATTGCATAATATCCTTGACATAGCGTGTAAAGGTATGGTAAGATGATGTTGTGAAAGGAGTTGATTAGAAAGTTAAGGCTTCGTGCCTTTATCAAAGGACTTGATATCCCCCTATCGAGTTCTCCGATAAATGCTTGAATGAATTTCTCCTATCAGTTATAAACTGACTTATGCAAGATTGGATTCATCAACTGATTTTGCATACGTGTTTTTATAAAATATAAGGAGGATTATTATGAAGTTTACACCTAGACACAATGTTTCAAGAGATAAAAGAGTTGATATTAAACTTGATGAAGTAGAACAAGAATTATTAGGTAACATCTTTGATAGTTATATTGAAAACCAAGAGGTATTTTTCAAATCTATAAAAGACATTTACCCAAGTGTTACTACCGCAGAAATAATTGGTTATATAGTTGGTGCTAAAATGTTAAAAGAGAAAATATTAAACAGATAACCCCACATAGGGAAGAGAGGAAGATAAGATGAAAGAAAGTACAATGATTAAAAAGCGAAGTTTAGAAGCATTGGATAGAATTGACAATGGCGAAAATCTCGAAGATTATTTATTCTTATCAAATACATTGGATAAGTTTTTACCCAATCCTGAAAGAACGCATCTAAGACTTGATATTCCATCTGGATGGGTAGATACACCTGAGTTCAAAATATTTTATAAGGAATTAGAAGAAACAATTAAACTTGCAAACAAAAAATAGAAACACCACCCACACATCAACACAAGCAAAAACTCAAATAGGTGCGAGTTGTTGATAGGGAATTTAAGGAGGAAATATGGAAGATAAACATAAATTATTAGAATTGTTAAGAGGTACTATGTATGATAAAGAAGATGCAAAAGAAAGGTTAAAGGATAAAATTACTGATTTGCAAGACACGGTTAATCGACTTACTATAGAAATTTTAGAATATGATTTAGTTATTAAAAAAATAAAGGAGAAAATATGAACAGACAAGAAGTAATAGATTTATTAAAGGAATTTGGAGTTATAAAATCAATAGACATTAAAGAAAATATTGCATTAACATTTGAAGAAGAAAAGCACGAACTATTAAAGCACATAAGCAAGGTGTTACAGGATTTAGGTATGCCAACTCACATTAGAGGTTATCAGTATGTTAGAACGGCAATTTCAATGGTGTGTAATGATATTACGTTGTTAGGTAATGTTGTTAGAGGTTTGTATGTAGATATTGCAGGTCAGAATCAAACAACAGGATCAAGAGTAGAACGAGCAATCAGACACGCAATCGAGGTAGCATGGGAACGAGGTAATCCAACATACATTAACGATTTATTCGGTTACACTGTTTCATACAAAAAGACTAAGCCTACAAGCGGTGAGTTTATAGCAAAGTTAGCTGATGAACTTAGACTAGGTAATATATAGGAGGTGTTGAGATGTATATTAGAACTGAATGTGGATTGATTCAAATATATCATTTCAATAGAGACACTAAATTAGATAAAGTTGGTGAATTAGTTGATGGTAAATTCATAGAGTATAAAGTAAAATCACAAGGAGATAACTTAATTGATGTGTTGGAAGATAATGATATAATTTATGATACATCAAGTTTGGTTAAAATGTTTTTCAAGGAGTATAGAAGTTATTATTCTAGGAATGATAACAAACTAATGAATGAACATTTATCATATTGCGACATTAGAATCATCACGCACGAACAATATATGAAGTTAGCACAGGAGGTAAAATGATACATTTAACAACAGCGGACTTCTTATTCATATTTTCACTCGTAGCGATATTTTATTTCATTATGGGTATGTGGTATATAAAATTATATAAGGGAAAGGCGGAGATCAAAATATCTAAATCAAATGAAAGAGGTGAAGTAGCTTGAACATTAAGAAATATATTCACAAGAAACAAATAAAAATAGCAGATGGTATCACACGCAACAAATGGAATTTTACCACTCTAGCAAAGGCTATGGGTGTAAGTAGACAAACGTTGCATAGTTGGGACACCGACAAATACAGGTGCGATATGAAACAAGCAATGAAGTTAGCTAAGTTATTAGGAATTAGTTTTGGTCAACTTATTAAAATGGAGGAAAAGTAATGACATTCGAGGAAAGACAAATAGCAGCTATAAGAGGTGCTACAAGCGATATGCAAGAACTTAACACAAAGTTAGATGAATTACTATCACCTGAACTAGCAAACATAGTCTTAGCGTTAATATTAAAACATTACGATATGGAAGATTTAGATAGTATATACAAATACATATGTACTAATTATAATGTTGAGTCTATGGATATTAAACAAGTTGACGATTTGATACTAAGTATTGAAAGATGTCAAAACGAAGATTGCAAAGAATGGAATCTATCAAAGCATTTAGTACATAGCATTTATTACGATAATAAACGAGTATGTCCTGAATGTATAAGAAGTATATAGGAGGGTGTTATGAAATTAGATAAGACAATAATTATCATTGGTAGTTTAGTGAAAGTAGACGAATACGATCATTTGATAGAAGTAGATGGCTTCTTGTGTGAATACGGCAAGTTATATAATACTACGGCAGTTTGCTTAGTTGACAATCACTCTTATAGTTTTGATGAAGTTGAAGAAGTGTGGAATAAAGTTGACGATGAAACTTACAAAAGACAGTATACGAAAGAATAGGAGGACAATATGTTAAACGAAAGACAGGAACACAGTTTAAAAATTATGATAGAGAATTGTTACGGTAAATCACAGATTAAGAATAAGATAGTATTAAATTATTTATTCAATGTTGACGATGAAAACGGTACTGCTTATTTAGTACCTAGTGAATTTAATTCATCATGCGAGGCTCGACAAATGAGCGATGATTTCTTAGCGATAACAATGTGTCAAGATAATCCGTATGTAGTAGTATCATCAAGATCAGGAATTTATATAACTGATTGCATCGAAGAAAAGAATGCTTATATATTACGTTTAAGAGATGAAGCGAACGCTAAACATAAATTAGCCAGTGATATTGCTAGATTGCCATTAAACGGTCAAATAAGGGTGATGGCGATATGATGGAGGTAGAGTAATGTATAGAATATGGGATAAATTTACTAACAAGGTACTCCCACAAAATACAAGATACTATGAATCACAAGAAGGGATTGTTGTTATTGAAGATAGAGGTGGATATGCAATAACTATCAGTCAAAACCATTACATAGTCCAACAATGCACAGGATTA